GTTTTTATACAAAAAAATATTTATTAATAAATACTTGCATATCTGTCCAAAAAGTGCATAATAGATATGTGAGTAAATTAATTAAAAATGAGGAGGTGGTGTAATGAGCGCATATTTAGTAAACCCTGAACAAATAACTGAGATCGTGAAGTGGGCAAAAAGTCCACAACAAGGCGATGTTAGTTATTGTTACAATTTGATAACCAAAAAACAAATTGACTGTGATCCTAAACAAATGGTTAAAACATTAGCACAGGCAAATATTGATAGCTTGGTGGCAAGGTATGACTATGATCCAAAAGATTTTGAATGTTTTGCTGAAGATTGTTTAGCTATTTTAAAGTATTCAACTGACGGTGTTTCACAATCATTAATGGATGGTGTTGGTACCTGTGATCTCACCGCTGGGGATATTTACAACATGATTAGATGTCTTGATTATCAATCTTGTGAGGTTGATAACTGGGTAGAAACTGACACTTACTGGTTGCTAAATACAATTAAGTCTAAGGCAGCTAGTAAAATGAGTGAAACAGCTGATGTGCAGTGGGATTTTGATGCAGTCAGCGCTTAGTTAATATAAATCTCCTAACTCTATAACTTGAACATCGTTTAAGTTGTAGGGTTTATAATATCCACTTTTTTTACATTCTAATATTAATTCTAGGGCCTGTTCATTTTTTGATCTTGCATATTCTAAACCCTCTGAGGAAATAGTATATATAGCATAAGGATAAGGCTCTTGTTTTTCTTGTGCCAAAAACCTAAACCCCTTAGTATTTAAGTTTAATGAACTACAAGCATCTAGGTATAGTGCGGCTTGTAAATGATAGTTGAAGTTGTTTACAGCTTGTTTGAAACCACGAGGCGAGGCATCTCGACAAGTTTTAAGATCCCAAACATATTCACCATCGTACCAGTCAAATCGACACTTGAATGGTTGACCATGCCATGTGAAACAACAAGTAAGTTCAACCTTGTCTGTTTCTTTTGGTACATACTGCTCAACTACTTTTCTACGATCCATACAGGTTTGGTAAAGTTTTTGTGTTATTTGATCCCTGTTGCCAACAGTCAACAAAAAATCCTCATACTCTTCTTTGCCTTGTTTGGTTCTACGATCTACATCAGGAATAATCACAAACTCATCACCAAACTTATCATGCTCTAAGAAAACTGTATGTTGCACCCTGCCTTCAAGTAAAGCAGGTGTAGTTTCCATTTTTGGTTTATTTTTCCATGTGTAAGGGCAACGAGTAACAGCTGTCAAATCGTGTGAACGGTAGGCAGGTATAAAATCGTATTCTTCATAAGTAAGATCTTCATGTATGCCTGGTCTAAATTTCATTTTGTTCCTTTAGTTTTTTAATATCATCTAAGGTCATGTCAAAGCAGTTTAAATTACCTGCCACCGTTCTGCGCTCACCCTCGCCTCTAAAAGGATAAACAGTGTGTTGCATCCAAGATGGAAACATTAGTAATACACCCTTTTCAGGTTTTACATATCTGGACTGAGAAGGTCTTAATCTTTCTGGATCTGCGGTTTGATTCAAACCATAAGTAAAATTAATAAAGCCATCTATTGCACCAGACTCGTTATATAGGTTATACATTCTTTTATTTTCTTGATCAGCACTGCCAATCTGCTCTGGTACTTTTGTCCAGCAAGTAAAAGAAATGCCCATGTGAGATTTTGTTAAGTGATCATGTATTGGATTGTAATCACCAGCATAAGAATGAACAGACCAAAGTTTATCCATTTCTATTTTTTTTGGTCGCATTTTAGTGTAGCCAGTTTGTTCTACAAAATGTTTTAAATAGGTGGCACCTAGATTTTCAATTAACAAGACAATTTTTTTTAAATCATCGTGATTGTAATCCATGATAAGTTGTTCGCCTTGATGTATTTGCCCAACTAAATCACTTGCAGCAGATTTTTTAGTTTCGCTAATTAATAAATTGTCTAAATAATTATTTAGTGTTTGTATGTGATTATCATCTAATCGGTGCTGTAACATCAACGCAGCTGGTAGTGAATGAATGTTGTAAGTTATTTCTTTTGACATAATAAAATGGGTGGACAGTAAATGATTGATAGATAAGAAGGAGTCAACCGCCCACCACTAAATTAAAAAGGTATATTATCCTCTAAATCATCATCCTCTGGTTTTAAATCTTCTAAACCGTTGGATTGCGTTTGGGTTACTGTGGTTTTAGCACCATCCTCTTTAGCTGCTATAAGTTCAAAACTTTCCTCAATTTCTTTTTGTTGCCAATCAGGCAGCGCATCAAAAACATCGACCATGGCTTTAGTTTCATCGGTCATGTTACCTCGCCATTCATCGCAATAAAGATCTAAGTCGAACTTGACTAATTCATTCACGGTTTCAACTTTGCTGACACCGCCATCAGGTCTTTGTAATGATAGTATTTTTGGGTTGCCACCAGTGCCAAACTCAGTAGCCTTTGTATGCCCTACTTCAATTCTTGCAGTGCAACCTAGCAATTTGCTAATATCAAAACCGCTTAACTCTTCTTCGGTAAAACTTTTACCACGCCATGATTCTAAATCTTTGCGTAAAGCTGCTGCCTCAAACAATGATGCGGTGTAAACACGGAATACTGCAAAAGGTCTTTCATCTTCCATCTGTATTTTATTATCATCTGGATCGACAGCCTCAGTAATCTCAAATCCAAGTTGGATGCGTTTTCTTTTGGTTTTTTTATCTTGGTACTCTTGTTCAGTTGTGCCAAGATCAACAATCTTGTAACAAGTTCCGTGATAAATCCCTTTGGCAAGTTTTTCAAATTCACCGTTGCCATCGGTGCTTAATGTTAATGACATAATATTTTCCTCTAAAGTTTGCTATTAATTGTAAGATACTATAATATCTTATACACTTTAATACAAGCATTATGTCATTAAAAATTTCAAGACCTACAAAAAACTTCTCTAAACCTTTATCACATGAGTTAGAGATTCAGTTTGCAAATTTCTTAGCGGATCATGGATTAGAGCCAGATCCTAAGAAAGGATTGGTTACTGGAGGCACAGTAGGTCGTGCCTATATTAATGTCGGTAATCAAAGAAAGCTGGTGGGTTGGTATCAATGTTGGCTTGATCAATCTTTACCCTTTGGTAGATTGGGCGACTATCGTGTTAGCGCTGACCAACCCACAGCGATCTGGAAACCTGAAAATACTCAGAGCAAACGCATGACTAAGGCTCACAAGGAAGAGATAGCCAAACTCAAAGAACAAGCAGAGGTTAAACAAGCAGAAAAGTACAGCAAGGCTGCAAGACGCTCACAGGCTATGTGGGATGAGGCGGTTGATTGCGAAAAGCATCCGTATTTAGAAAAGAAAGGTGTTTTATCTTATGGTTTGAAACTTGCCAATGACGGTAGATTAATGGTGCCGCTGTTCGACAAGCAACTCACGGTGGTGGGTTTACAGTTTATTAATGATCAAGGCGACAAGAGGTTTCTGCCTGGTTCTAAAAAAAGCGGTAGCTTTTTTATCTTGGGACAAGAGTTATTAAAAAGTAAAACCAATAATGTGATTAACTATTGTGAGGGATATGCAACTGCTGCCTCATATTATTCTGATTATAGTCAACCTGTGGTAGTTGCATTTGACGCTTACAACTTATCGCCTGTCGCAGAGATTATGTTCGATATTTTTCCCAAACATAAACACTTGTTTATCGCAGATAACGATGACAGTAAAACAGGTGAGAAAGAGGCTACCAAAGCATCGCAAATTATACGCAAACTCAAAGGTCAAGCAGAGGTTTTAATGCCTGAAACAAAAGGCGATTATAACGATCACAAACAAGATAAAAGTTTGACAGGTGAGGTCATACCTGCATTACGCAAATTAGATTTACCTGTCGAGTTTGACTTTCAAAGAAGTGCTAACGGAAGGTTCTTAAACACTAAGGATAACATCGGTGGAGTCTTACAGACTCATGGCATTGTGGTTAATTACAATGTGATTAAAAAACGCATGGAGATAGAGATACCTAATATGGAGTTTATCGCTGACATGAAAGAGGAGGCGAGTTTGATTGAGATTGAAGATCGTTGCATCAACATGGGTATCCCACATTCTAAGGTTAGAGATTATTTAAAGATCTTGGCTCGTGAATACAATCCTGTTAAAGAGTGGATTGATTCTGTGCCTTGGGATGGAACATCTAGGCTTGAGGCCTTTATGGACTCCTTGCAAACAGTTGAATCCAAAAGATTAAAAGAAATGCTACTAAAAAAGTGGTTGATCTCATGCGTAGCAGCGGCTTACGAAAAGAATGGCGTTGAACTCGAGGGTATTCTCACCCTGCAAGGCGCACAAGGTTTGGGTAAGACATTATGGTTTAAAAGGCTCTGCGACTACGATCAAGGGTGGCTGCTTGAGGGTGCAACGCTTAACCCTAGTGATAAAGATAGCGTGAAACGCGCTGTAAGCCATTGGATCGTAGAACTAGGAGAGATAGAGTCAACCTTTAAGAAGAGCGACATAGATCAGCTGAAAGCGTTTGTAACAGCCAAGACTGATGAACTCAGATTGCCTTATGACAGGGCGTTTACGACCTATCAAAGGCGAACTGCGTTTTACGCAAGTGTCAACGCAAGGGAGTTCCTTACTGATACAAGTGGGAATCGAAGATTCTGGGTGTTGGCAGTAACTGATATAAATGTTAATCATGGTGTTGATATGCAACAGCTATGGGCGGAGGTCAAAGAAACAATGTATGTCGCAGGACAAAAGAATTGGTTTTTATCGCCTGATGAAAGAGAGTTATTGCAAGATAGTAATGAGCAATATCGTACTCAGTCAAGTGTAGAGGACTTATTGCTTGAGCATATAGTGTTTGATAGCGAATATACTAAGCCTGTGCAAATGACCAAATTGTTGCGTGATTTGGGGATCAAATCCCCAAGGATGCCTGATTTCAAGGAGGCTGCTCGTGTCTTACACGAAAGAGGCATAGAGCCACGCAGGACTAATGGTAAGAAGGTCTATGATCTTGAGTACACCAAGGCGGATGATGATACGAACTTTGGTGAGGTTTTTGGTGGTGATTAATGAAGGTGCTGCCAAAGAGAGCATCGTAGATGTGTTTATTGGATTGATGGTGTCGTTTCCGGTGGCCTTTGGTGTCTTGACCTTTGCACAATCGATAGACTTATCGGTAGGCGCGACAGCGCTGATGCAGACTGTAGTGTTTACCTGCCTTGCACTGTTGCGCAAGTATTTGGTGCGCTTGTTTTTTTTGCAAAGCCAGAAATAAGGTAGGCATAAGGTAGAGGTAAAAAAAGCTATACACTGATTGATTTTTCCTTTGGTTATAGGCTTTTATTAGTAGTATTAGTATATATAGGGTATAGTGTATAGTATAAAAGAGTAGGTCATTTAGAGCATAAAATAGCGTTGCATAAATATATTTATGCGAGTTAAATAGAAGTTATTGTTAAGTGGCTATACACTACACTTGCTACCCTTTTAACAACAAGGAGTAATGAATGGTTGGCAGACCAAAAAAACCAAAAGATAAAATAGTAAAAGTCCCAGGTCAGTTTGATAAAGATGAAGAGTTTGGTTTGACAGAGATGCAAACAGCTTTTGTCTTTCATTATACTGAGGGCGCATCTTCCCAAACTGACGCTGCAAGAAAGGCAGGTTATGAGTTTCCATCAGCGGCAGCTAACAAGTTATTGAATGGCAAAGATTATCCTAATGTGGTTAAAGCAATATCAGTTAAGCAAGAGGAACTACGACAAAGATATGCTATCACCCCACAAAAGACAGGAACAATGCTGTGGAAGATTATGGAAACTGCATACGAGAATGGCCAATACAATGCTGCAGTTTCAGCCATTAAAGAACTGAATCAGCTTGGCGGTTTATCAATTAACAGATCCCAAAGCATTAACATAAATGCCAACTTAGATAGCATGAACAAAGACCAAATCAAAGAGCGTCTTGGTCAAATACTTGGTGCTAACGGATCGGACTACGATCCTAAAGATAGATAGCTTAGAAAACAGAGTAATCGACTTTTTTTCTTTGGAACGCCAAAAATCCTGAAAAATCAACTTTGTCTTGTAAGTCATTGATATGCCGTTGTTTTTTGGCACTTTTTTACAAATAACTTTTGTAGCCATTTGTATCGCTGTATGCACAACAGATACACCTAGATAAATTGGAGTCCCTAGAGTCCGCTTTTTTACTGACATTTTGTTATTTTTTTTGGGCGGCACCCCCAAAATGCCGACAGCTGTTGCAGCTATACATATTACTGAGTTTTACACATTCAATAACCAAAAAAAATGATTCCTTGGGTATGTAATTTTGTGTAAATTTTGATACACTTAAAAACACTATGCCACTAAACAGTAGAAACAAAGGCGCAGGTTTTGAAAGAGAAATTGCAAACAAATTAAATGACTTTTTTGTTGACATAGGGGTTGACTACAAAACCAAAAGAAACTTAAATCAATATCAAGAGAAAGATCAATGTGATCTGGATCTCCCCTTTCATGCGGTTGAATGTAAATTCTACAAAGAGGGCAACTGGATAAGACCTGGGTGGTGGGAACAAGTTTGCAGTTCCAGTAATGGAAAGATCCCAACACTCGTTTTTAAATTCAACCGCAGACCTATTCGTGTTTGCATACCGCTTTACGCTTTCAACACAGAGTACGAACACGATAATACCAAAATGTGTGTCATACCTTTTGATGATTGGTTATATACACTCAAAGAAAATTGGCATATTTACGAAAATGAGTTTGGTTCTAGTGAATGACTGACAAAAAAACACCCATACATGGCGTTACAGGGGTAAAAGTCGATGAATATGCTGTGAATTTGCTGTTAGATTACATGGTTGACCACAAACCAGAGGTTGCACAGGTCAATCAGGACAAAAAACCCACAAAAAACGCTGAGATCCGCGATGCTGATGTCTATTTTGTTGATTTTGACCAAGAAAAGATCTATACCTTGCTAAAAAAACTAGCAAATCAGCTAAATAAATACTTTAATTATCAGGTTGATGGCATTGAAAAGGCACAAATCATTCATTACAAGTCGCCTAGCAACGGATATGAATATCACATCGATATAGGCCCTGATGAGGCTGCTAAAAGAAAAATTAGCATATCAATTTTACTTAATGATAACTACGAGGGTGGTGAAATGTGTTTTCGGACAGGCGAAACACCGTCTTGCACGAAACCAAATATAGGTGATGTAGTGGCTTTTAGTTCCTTTTTACCTCACAAAGTCAATCCTGTAACAAAAGGTGAGAGGATTGTATTAGTTACTTGGTTTACTGGGACTCCTTTTCATTAATTTTTATCGTAGAGTAATTTCAAAGTCAGCATCTCTAATCTTTGCATCAAGCGTTTCTGCTCTTTATTTAATTTTGGTAATTTAGT